CAGGAAGATCGCCGCCCTGACCGCCAAAGTTAATGAACTGCGAGAGATGGGGCATCGTTTCACGGAGCGGATCAAGGAACTGGAAGGGGCGTTAGAGAAGATACTTTCTTTTGATTACAAAAAAGCAGGAACAAACAATATGGGGTATTACGCAACAAGGATAGCCAAAGCAGCCTTAACCGCACAGGAGGGGATATGAGTGACGCAGACATGCCGAGTGTTTTTTCTGACAAGATGAGAACAGCGCACAAAGAACATAAGTGCTGTGAATGTAGGCGTATTATAAAGACCGGCGAAAAGTATCACTTCGCTAAGGGGTGTTGGGAAGGTAGGTGGGATGAGTTCAAGACCTGTGAAGCGTGCGATGGGTTGAGGCATGAATTGAAAGACGGGTGGGAGATGGCTCCGTTTGGCTATCTGCATGAGTGGGCAGAAAACGCAGATATTCAGTTTCCAATAGTAGGCTAACCGCACAGAAGGAGGGGGTAAATGACCTATAAACTCCGCATACTGTCTTTAGGTGCTGGTGTTCAATCCTCTACCCTGCTTTTGATGGCAGAAAAGGGGGAAATTGAGCCGTTCCATTGCGCTATCTTTGCCGATACGGGGTGGGAATCACAAGCGACCTATGAATGGTTGGAGTGGTTGAAAACAGTATGCAGGACGCCGATTATCACGGTTATAAATGGGAACATCTTCAATCACAGCATGGAGGCTAATTTTCGCAGAACACACAAAGACGGAGTATCGAATTGCGGCCTGTCTTTGCCAGCTTATATTGCAACGGACGGATTAAGGGAGGGGCTTTGTAAGAGGCAATGCACGCAAAACTTCAAATTGGACCCGATCCGCAGAGAAACCCGCCGACTGTTGGGCCTTGTTCCAAGACAGCGTGCGCCGAAGGGGGCCGGGGATGCCGTATAGGTGGCTTTTCATTTTAGGCTTCATCATCGGTGCGCTGATTTACTGCCTATATCTGCATTGCCTCAACGTCGAGCGGCCCATGACGGCTTACGAGAAGATGCTTAGGGCTAATCCGACAGGGGCAGGCCGATGAGAAAATTCAGGCATAAGGTCAGATCCAGGACCGCAGCCAGGGAGGAGGTACCCACTGACGTCAAATGCCCGAGGTGTGGAAGGTGGCACGTGCTCGTTATGAAATGGGTCGGGACAGGGACGCCGAGGTTTTACTGCCACGAGTGCAAGAACTACGTTGAGGGGATCTACCTCCCGGAGGCCGGCAGGGTGTTTGAAAAGGAGAACCCTTGACAACTATGGGAGAAGACGGTAAAAGCAGCCATGAAGAATAAGAAAGACAAAAACGGCTTGACCGAGAAGATGCGTGCCTTCTGCCGTGAGTACATCAAGGACTACAACGGCACCAGGGCCTGCATCCGCTCAGGGTATGGCGAGAAGTACGCAGCGGGATCAGCCCACAGGCTCCTGCAGTCCCAGGCCATCCAGACCCAGATCCGGGCAGAGGAGAGGAAATACCAGAACCGATATCGTGTCGAGAAGGAGAAGATCATCCGTGAGCTGAGCCTTTCAGCCTTTTCAGACATCACGGACTACATGACCTTCACGGATGACGGCAAGATGGTATTGACGATCGACCAAATTACCCCGGAGGCAGCGAGAGCCCTGAAGACAGTCAAGGAGAAAGCAGACGCGATCACCGTAAAGGGCGAGCAGAAGGACGACGTGTACTACTCCAAGGTCCAGACCGAGATCACGCTCCACGACAAACTCGAAGCCTTAAAGCTCCTGGGCCAGGAGATCGGAATGTTCAAAAACAAGTGCGAGGTCACAGGGAAAGATGGCGGTCCAATCCGCATTGAGAGCCTCACCGACGCCGAGCTCGAAGCTATTATCCGGGCAGATAGCGGCGGTAGAGCTAAAAAAACGCAGAAGCGCACGCGAAAGCCTGCTTGATTACGCCAAGTTTATTGACGTACCAGGCCGGCCCGTAAGCGAAGACCCGGACGAGTGGGTGTTCAGCTCTGTAGAGACAGGGCTCGCGGCGCATCACGTTTACATCCTGTCGATTATGGAGCAGGTGATCACAGGCATCATCCCGAGGGCGATGTTCTTCCTTCCGCCCGGTTCAGCCAAGGCTCTTGCCTTAAACACACTGGTCCCCACCCCTGATGGGTGGAAGCTAATGGGTGAATTGCGTGTGGGGGATCAGATCTTTGGTGACGACGGCGAACCATGTAATGTGACATGGGTGAGCCCGGTATGGCGCGATCGCCCCTGTTACGCGGTTCGCACTGACTGTGGAGATGAGATTATTGCAGACCATGACCACGAGTGGCTTGTGAGGTTGTGCGGGAAACCACGGAAACCACTGAAGGTAGACCGGGATAACCGAGGGCTCCACGGGATGATGAATCGTGATGACCCAATGTCTCAGTTCAAAATCAAAGAAACCCACGAGTTGTGCCGGCGCCGCGCAAAGCGACCAATGATACTAAGGGCAAGACCGCTGGTGCTGCCTGAGGTAGACCTGCCTATAGACCCCTATCTCCTGGGGGTGTGGCTTGGCGACGGGCATAGTAACGGGATGAGGATTACATCCGGGGCCGAGGACCAGGTCTGGCTTCGGGGCGAACTGCACAGATTGGGGTATAATACATCCGATTTGAGCGTGCCGACATCCTTCGGGGTGCTTGGTATTCGCGGGGGATTTGTGAGATTGGGCCTGGTGAACGACCCGGTGCATAATACTCACGGCAGGAAGCACATCCCGGCAGAGTATATGAGGGCGAGCATTGACCAGCGCAAAAGTCTTCTGCAGGGGCTCATTGACACAGACGGCACCGTGTGCAAGAGAAGCGGCAGCGCCACATTTTCAAACACAAACCATGAGTTAGCCATCCAGGTCCGCGAGCTCGTGAGATCTCTGGGGGTGAAGGCAGGGTGGTCAGAGGGGAGGGCCACGCTAAATGGGGTAGACCACGGGCCGTGCTATGGTGTGTCTTTCTACATGAAGGAAGCGGCAAGGCTCCCCAGAAAGGCCAGGCTATGCCGGGATCAGCACAGGACGCCCAATACTTACATCGACGTTGTACCGGCTGGGAGGTTTGACACGGTGTGTATTGAAGTGGATTCACCGAGCCACCTGTTCCTGTGTGGAGAATCAATGACCCCGACACACAACAGCACCTACGGCTCTGTTGTGGCACCAACCTGGGCCATGGGCCGATTCCCGGGCACCAGGGTTATCCTCGCCTCATACGGATCAGACCTCGCGAGAAAGCACGGCAGAAGGGCAAGGCAGATAGCAAGGTCAGAGCGTTACAAGTCAATCTTCTCAACAAACATTTCAGTCGACACATCCGCAGCGGATGAATGGGCGCTCACGAACACGAGTGAGTACCTGGCCTGCGGGATATTGTCGGGAATCACGGGGAACAGAGCTCATGGAATCATTATCGACGATCCTATCAAAGGTAGGCAGGAGGCTGACTCAGAGACAGTGCGTCAGCGATCCTGGGATGTTTACCAGGAGGACCTCAGAACGAGACTTGTACCAGGAGGGTGGGAGATCCTCATCCAGACCCGGTGGCACGAGGATGACCTCGCCGGAAGACTCTTACCAAAAGCGTATAACGGAGAATCGGGAATCATCCACTGCAACGACGGGAGGGATTGGTATGTCGTCTGCATCCCGGCAGAGTGCGAGCGGAACGACGACCCGTTGGGACGTCAGCCGGGGGAATACCTCTGGCCGCAGTGGTTTTCAGAGGAACACTTCAAACCGTTTAAGGCTGTCGCCAGAACCTGGTCCGCCCTCTTCCAGCAACGACCCCAGCCCGAGCAAGGAACCTATTTCAAGAAAGAATGGTTCAAGCGATACCACCCCGAAGAACTTCCAAAAGCCCTCTTCTACTACGGAAGCTCCGACTACGCCGTCACCCCCGACGAAGCCGTCACGATCAAAGACGAAGAAAACAGCACCGAGCACGGAATCTTAGGGCTGGATCATCTGGGAGACGTGTGGGTGATGGACTGGTGGACCGGCAAGTCTGAAGCTGATGTCTGGATTGACGCTCAGATAGACCTTGCAGATACCTGGAAGCCATTTGCCTGGTTTGGTGAGAAGGGCGTGATCAGGAGGGCGATCGCACCATTTCTGAGAACCAGGATGAGGGAACGCAACATCTATTTCCGGGATGAGTGGATTGCGGTGGTGGCCTCGAAGGCTATACGGGCAAGGGCTTTTCAAGGTAGGGCGTCACAGGGTAAAGTCCACTTACCCTATGGGCCTATCGGGGACAGGATCATCGATCAGTGTGTAAGGTTTCCGACCACAAAGATCGACGACTGCGTTGACGTGATGAGCCTTTTCTTCCTGGCTTTGGAGGAAGCGCACCCCGCGATCCTCGAGGTGGTGCCCGAGATCCTGAGAAAGACCTTGGCCCAGGCCCGCATTGAGCACATTGAGAAGCCGGCGCCGAAAGACAGGATCGAAGAGGAGCTCTTGAAAGACAGAGGTGTAATGGACAAGTACTTCACACGCGGAGAGGGAGCGGAAAGAGAAATCTACTATGACGTCGAGTGACATCCCCTGGGAGAAGGTCAAGTATAAGAAGGACGCGAAGCCGCTGAAGTTCCCAAGAGACAAGAAGGGGAAAAAGAAAGCCAAAATTCGGAGGGTGGACAAATGGTGGAGAGTGTAGTATTGATCACGATAATCTGCATCATCGTCGGGATTAAGGTAACGTACGACACATGGAGGAGAACATGATAAAAGTATTACGAATGGACGGGATCTTGATGATTGGGGAGGTTGAGGCGAACAAGATGTCAAACCCGAGGGCCCTGGTGATGACGCAGCAGGGGCTTGGATTCCAGGAGCTGGTAGGGCGCCCGGAAGAATTGTATTTCAACACGCCGGAAACGCCGGCAATGCAGTACGAGCCGGAGAAGGCTTTGGTTGATGCTTACCGGCAGCACGTGACGGGGCTGGTGATCGCGTCAAACGTGGTGGAGCTGAAGCGATGACGATACTGATTGTGATCGGGGCTCTGGTTGGCGCGGTGGTATTCCTGTTTATAGGATTCTGGATGGGGAGGCACACCCTTGAAAAGCAAGTCTTTGAGCCGAGCAAGACGGGAGGGCAGCCGCTATTCGAGGCGGACCCATACGCTGACGCGCTCAGAGACGAAAGGAATGAGGGAACTTTATGAAAGCCAGATGCCAGATTTGCGGAGAGTGGTTCGCGGAGGTCAGTACGAGCTTTTTGTCTTATCCCCTGACCGGCGCGATGCAAAAGACCCATTTCATGATTTCCCGGCGCCCTTCCCGCCACACGTGACCTGGGAAGACTTCAGGTGCCCGTACGGGAATCACAGACCCTTGATCAAGGACGATGAAATCCAGACAGACCAGGGGCTGATCACACTGAAGAAGGACGGGAGTTCAGCTCATGTGCCGCTGCCCGGGGCGGCTCCTGTATTTGTGGACCGCGAGATTCACATCTTCACAGAGCAGACCACGGTGGAGATGGCAGAGACCATGGATCGAAAAAATTGGAGCACAGAAAGGACGGTGAAGAAACGTGAACCTGTCAAGAAAAGTACTAAAGACGTACACGTGCGAAGCGTGCGGGAAGGAATTCAAGACGGAAAAGGAAAGGGACGCCTGCGTTGCGAGAGCTGCGGCAAAGAGTTCGACAAAGAAATCAACCTGAACCGGCACAAGCGGATGGCTCATAAATGAACCATAAGCGCGGCAAGAGGAGGAACCTGAGAGCCGGCTGCAAGATGTGCAAATTCTGGAAGATCAACGGCTTCAGGACCGAGAGCCCAGGAGGCGAGAGATTTTCAGATCACAAGCGCAGGGCATTTGCCCTGAAGGACGTTAAGGAGGCGAGATGAAGGAATACCTCTTTGTGGGAGGCGCAAATGATGGGGTACGTATGCGCACAGAGAAAGAGCTCCCCTATATCAGGATGGTACCGCCAATGCGCCTCGAGCGGTGCTACGCGGCGAAACCCGGCGATGTGGTGGGGGAGATCCACCCCGAGACATATGTTCCTGGTCACTGGAGCGTAGGGGCGGGGGATGTAGTATGTATCTACGCCTTAGAGGGCATGTCCCCCCGCGAGGTATTGTGTGCCCTGATCGCGAAATACCCCGAGCAGAAGGAGGCGAGATGAGCGAACTATTCCCCCCGGAAGGGCACGAAGACGTAGGCAAGAAAGTCTTTTCTGTGCTCGAAGAGATCGTGAAGGACAAGGTGAACCTGGGGCTTCACAAGAGGTGGACCAGGAATTATGAACTTCTGAGGGGGAAGCACTGGAAGAACAAGTCAAACATCCCGCTCATCTCAGCGAACCTCGTCTACAGGCACATACAGCAGACCGTAAACCAGCTCACCGACAACAACCCAACATTCAATCTTTCAAAAGTAGGCCCGGGCGAAAACCAGGAGGCTTACGATAACCTGCAGCGGGCGGCAACGCACTGGTGGGCTGACCAGGAGCAGCAGGATGCGCTGGAGTCTTCAGTAAAGAACGGCGAGACGTACGGGATCTGCATCGAGAAGGTGGTCTTCAACGAAGAACTTGAGGGAGGGCTCGGAGAAGTTGAAACCGTGATCGTCGATCCCTTCCATTTCGGCGTCTACCCCGTGAAGTTAAGGGACCCGAGAGAGATCCAGAAGGCCGACGTCGTGATGCACTATTATCCGATGACTGTTCGTGAGGCAAGGCGGAAGTGGCCGGAGTTTGCCGACAAGATCAAAGGCGACCAGACCATCATCAAGGAGCTCGAAGACGGCAGGCGGGACGTAAACGCGGAAGCCGGCCAAAAACCTGAGGGCATGATGGTAAGTTTGGCTTCAGTTGCCAAGGAAATCCTGAACTGGAAGACCGGCACCGACGCTGAAGAGGAAGAGCTGATCATCGCGGAAGCCTGGGTGCGCGACAGAACCAGGACGACACGCGAAGAAGTCGAGGTTATGGAGGCGGTGGGTGAAGAGGTGATGGAGGAGGAGATCACCATCATCGAAGAGCCGAAGTACCCCGGAGAGATTAGGTATATCGTCGCCTGTAACGGGAAGATTGTTTTGGAAGACCGCCCGAACCCGAACGTGAACCTGGACGTGCTCCCCCCGGAAGAGGCCAAGAAGACTTATCTCTTCGACAAGTACCCGTTCTGCGCCGTGAACAGCATCAGGGATACATCGAGCATGTGGGGCCAGAGCGATATCGAGCAGCTTGAGGTCCTGAACATCGAGCTGGACAAAGCCTTATCCCAGGTGGTGCTTGAAAAAGACCGATCCGCCCGCAAGAAGTACATCAACCCCAAAAACTCCGGAATCCCGAACGACGACTTCGTCAATTACGTTTCAATCCTGAACCCGATCAACGAGAAGATCGCAGCCTCCATACGTGTGCTGGATCACCCCCAGAGCCCGGTGGACATCTACGCCGCGATTACCTTATTCAAGGACCTCTTCTTCCTGGTGTCCGCGACGTTTGAGGTAGACCAGGCCCAGATGGGGTCAAACCAGCTGGCGTATAAGTCCATCGCGGCCCTCATCGAAAGAGTGGCCACGATGATGCGAGGCAAGATCAGGGCTTATGGACGTCTTGTAAGGGAACGAGGCAGGATGTACCTTTCCCACGTGCAGAACTTCTACACTGAAAACAGGTGGATCAACTACGAAGACGAGCAGGGCATCCAGACTTCAGGCGAGATCAACGGCCTTCAGATGCTGGTGCCGGCCAAGCTGACCGTCGTGACCGGGAGTACGCTGCCGACATCGAAGGTGCAGCAGCGCGAAGAGTCCCTGGCCCTGTTCCAGATGGGGGCGATCGACAGGCAAGAGCTTTTATCTTCTCTGGAGTGGAGCGGACGAGCAGAAGTTATCAAGAGAATGAACGCCGGCCCGATCGGAGCCGCCCTTGAGAACCTGGGCAAGATCGGTATGCCGCAAGAGATCCTGCAGTTCCTGGGGCAGATCATGAGCATGGACGAAAAAGAACTTGAGAAAGGCCTCAAGGAAGGCCAGATCCCGCCGTTCCAGGCGATCATGCAGCAGCTGTTACAGCAGGCCCAGGGCCAGAAACAGCAGACCCCGCCACTTGAGCAGGCTGAGTTTGAAGTCAAGTACGCAGACGCCCAGGTCAAGCAGGCGACCGCGAGAAAGGTCATGGCCGAGACCGAGAAGGTTGTGGCTGAGACACAGCTGGTGGTGGCCCAGATCGAGAGCGAGAGAGTCGAGCAGCAGGTGAAGATCAAGGGCGTTGAGTTCGACGAGAAGAAGATCACCATGGACCAGGCCAGGACCGTGGCTGACATCTCGAAGGGCGCGAAGGAAGCGAACGCGAAGAAACTCCCCCGCCCGAAGGTGACGCAGCCGATCCCGGGAGCCCCGATGACCCCGGCCCCGCCACCCCCGATCGTGCCTGACGCAACAGCGAAGCCCGCCGGCTACAACGAAAGCGGCGCGGCCAGCAACAATGTCATGGAGTAACGAGTGATTATCTACAAGATCGTCAATAAGATCAACGGGAAGATTTATATCGGCCAAACAAGTCAATCCCTGAATCATCGCATGGGCGAGCATTTGTCTGAAGCAAAGACAAGGGGTGTCCGGTTAATCGGGCGGGCGTTCCGAAAGTACGGGATATCGTCATTTGATGTTTCTATCATAGATACGGCTGAATCGAGCGACGTCCTCAATGAAAAAGAGATTTACTGGACCAGTTATTATAATTCAAAGGTCCCCCACGGGTACAATTTAACAGATGGGGGCAAGGGGCAGCGCGGCTATAGGCGATCAGAGGAAACGAGGCGGAAGCTCAGCGCTTCAAGGAAAGGCGTGCCGACAGGGAGGAAAGGTATCCCCGTTCACTCCGAAGCAACAAAGAAGAGGCTCAGCGAAATGAATTCAGGGCCAAACAACCCAAGATATGGGAAGCCCAGATCTGCCGAAACAAAAGAGAAATTAAGGCTGGCGCACACAGGGAAAGTCTTATCGGAAGAGCACAAGGCCAAGCTGAGCAAGGCCAAAAAGGGCAAGCCTGGGTCCAGGAAAGGGAGCCATTGCTCGCCAGAGACAAGGAAGAAGATAAGCGAGGCGCTAATGGGGAACGTCCCCTGGAACGCCGGGACGGCGAAGAAGCCCCGCAACAACATGGAGGTGTGATGGGCGAGAAAAAGCTACCGATCGCGAAGCCATGCGAGAGCTGCCCTTGCAAAGATAAACCAGAATGCAAATGCCCGAAAGGAACCAGGTGATGATCAGACTTTATGATTTTGAATGTCCCAAGTGTGGGGTGTATGAAGATTTTGCCGATCCGGAAGAAAAGGTAAAGTTCTGCCACAAATGCCATTCAACGGCGAAGCGGATCATCAGCTTCGGAGACTCCGCGTACCTCGGCAACCAGTCGCCGGCTTGGATGAAAAGCGTTTTGGATGTAGTTGATAAAGAAAACAAGGCACCCCACGTCCAGGCGTTCGTCAAGAACCCCACGCGTGAAAACTACAAAGCCTGGATGCGAGGAGAAGGCATCAGGCCGGCAGACCACACGGAAGGCGGCGGGCCACCGACGTACAAAAGGCCAGAGCGAGACGAAAGAAAAATAGTGGACGAGCTGTACCGGCGCCACCGCGAAAGGAAATCCATTTCACTCTCCTCATAACAAGGTCAGCCCCACCGCCTTAGGGAACGGGGCAAATTGAACCCTTGACAACTATGGTGATTCATGTCAGATGACGCTAAAAGAATATGCCGCACCTTAATACGCGGGCTGAAGATGATGATTAAACTTTTGGAGGATCTGATAAAAGAGTAACCCCATAACGTCCCTTTCCCCCTCGCAAGACGCGGTCAGGGATAAGCCAATCGCGGCAAACTCGCCCCCATTGGATCTTTGGAAATGCCAAGGATTTCGATGTGGGCTTTTTTATTTGATGGAGGTAGTTATGGACAATCAGACGCTAAATGATTCTGGTGTAAACCAGGAAGTCGGTGGAATCGTCAACCCCGACAGTCCCCAGGTAACTGATTCCTTGAATACCATCTCTGATTTGGATGGTGCCCCGTCAGCGACAGACGATAAAGGGTCGGACAAGGATCAGAAGGCAGACGATAAGTCTGCCGACAAGGCTGATGAGGAGCGCTTTGACAAGCATCCTCGTTTTCAGCAGCTGATGAAGGACCGTGAAGAGCTTCGCTTGAAGCTCGCAAGACAGGAGGGCCGTGAGGAAGCTCGCGCCCAGACGCCGAAACCTGAAGAGAAGGTCGTTCTGCCGTTTAAGGACATCAATGCGATGACCGCCGAGCAGATTGCGGAGTGGCAGACGGAAGATCCAAAAGGGTACGCTGCGAACCTCAAGGCACAGGCAAGATGGGAGGCAGAGCAATCCATCTGGCACCAGATCAACGCCAGGAGCAAGCAGGCCGAAGAGCTGGGGACCTTGAAGAAGACCTACGAGCTCTTCGAGGCAAAGAACCCGGAGTTCAGGAAGATGTGGGATTCCGGGGAGATCATAGCCTTCATGGAGAAGACCCCAGGCCACAACCCTATTTCCGCCTACCACGAAATGACCCTCGAAACAAGAATGGCAGATACCGTCGCCAAAGCGAAGAAGGACGCTGAGGAGACCGTCACGAAGAGATTCCTCGCGAAGCAGAAGGCGACCGTCCTTACAGGAGGTCCGTCCAGCCACACGACACCGGACGCTGACCCGAAGCTATCAAACACAAGACAACATGGGGGCCTTAATGCCGTGCTTGCCGATAAATTGGCAGCAATGAGGCGGGCCGGATAGGCCTCTTTAAGGAGGATAACCAATGGCACTCACATACTCAGAACTGCAGAGCATCACGAACGACTATTTCGTGGCTGACAACAAAGAGGCGACTGACATCTATTTCAACACCTCTTTCGGCCTCGACTGGTTCATGAACAAGAAGAAGGGCCTCTGGGAGCGTCCCGCGGGCGGCGAGCGGATCAGGATTCCCCTGATGTACGATGGCGCCGAGGGCGGATTCTACTCCCGGACGGACACGCTGTCGAGCGACGACAGGGCAAACATCAACGCCGCGTACTTCCAGTGGAAGCACGCTTACGGCAACGCGACGCTCTACCGCACGGACGAACTGGCGAACGCCGGCGAGTACGCTGAGGTGCAGATGGTGACCCAGAAGCTGAAGGCCGCGCAGTCTCAGGCGACGAAGCACCTGGCCACCGAGTTCTACAGCTCGGCTGCTGACACCGCGAACGCGCTTTCCGGCATCCTGTCCATGACGTTTGGCGGGACGTCCACCCAGTACGGCGGGATCACCCCGACCGACCTGGTGGCCCAGGACGCGTCAACTCCGTGGGCTTCAGTCAACACGACCACGACCGAGGGTATCTCCCTGGCCGTGATCCGGACCCTGGCCTCTTCGGCCAAAGTCAACGACGGCGCCAAGGGCAAGCCGGATGTCGGCTTCACGACAGAGACGCTGTTCAACATCGTTTCCGGTATCCTGCAGACCCAGCAGAGATTCACCCAGGATACGGATACGGCGAAGGCAGGCTTCACGCACATCGTCTTCGAAGGCAAGATCATTGCCGCCGACGACTACGGCCCCTCCGGATATCTGTTCCTGATCAACTCGAACTACTTCGGGTTTGCGGTCCACAAGGATGGTTTCTTTGCCCGCACGCCTTGGGGTGACTTGATCATCACGGGTACCGTCGCTCGTTCCATGAAGATCTTCTGGGACGGCAACATCATCTGCAGCCGGCGTAAGGCTCATGCCGGTCACAGCAACCTGAGCTAACAAGGAGGAACTACAATGTCAAATAAACCTTTGAAAACACAGGGTTTTGCCCAGGGCATCTATCAGCAGTCCTCGGTGCAGAATCACGACCTCGATACCGTTCGCTATCTCGTTGATGGGAGAGCGTTCGCGTATGCACGGGCGGGTGCAGTAGCTCTCGCGGTTGCCAAAATTACCCAGTCTCCGGCACCGGACGCCAACGCCAACCGCGAAACCGTGGCGGCAAATGCGGCAGTGGGTTCGCGTATCGTTTCCGTCACCTTCGGCGGAGCAGTCACGGCGGACTTCTACAAGGATGGCTGGATCTACGACTGTATCGCCGGGGATCTCTACCAGGTGCAGTCTCACCCCGCAGGCACGACAGCAGTGCAGGTTGTTCTGAAAACCCCGCTGCGGGTGGCCTGGACGGCTTCGACGTCAAAGGCGACGGCGATTGCAAACCGCCAGAACCTGGTTATCGTTCTGCCGACGACGGCGACGAGCACTGCTGCAGGCATTCCCCCGATCGCGGTGGACATCAACTACTACTTCTGGAACCAGGTCAAGGGGCCGGCAGTGTGTTTGATTGACAGCACCGTTGTTATCGGCCAGCACGTCCGCGTTTCGGATGGCGTCGCCGGTGCAGTGGAAGCCCTGGACCGGGATGGCACGCACGAGAACGAAGAGGCCGTGGGCACGGTTCTCTCCGTTGACGCCACCACGGAGTACGGGCTGATCAACCTGGCAATCAACGGCTACTAAACCATGAGGGGG